TTTAGCGTCTTTTTTGATAGCTGCTTCTGCAACTTTTTTCCAATATCTAGATTCTGCTTTATAAGTTTCTACTTTCTTAGCCAGTTTAACATGTGCTTCAGGTGTAAAGTCTGTTTGCATATCTTCCATGTCATTTGACTGTTCTTCATCAAGTAACTCTACTTCCCTATCATACCACTTTTGTAGTGTAGTTCTGTGTACTGCTACACCCCATCTATCTTCTACCCATCTAGATAGAGCACTCCATGTTGCTCCTGCCATTTTTCTTTTTACTATCTCTTCTTTTGCCTCTTCTGGTATTACGAATGTTGTCATTCTTGTCTCCTATATTGTTTCTAATCTTTAGGTACCCTCCTGTTTGGGGGATTCCTATACCCGTTAGGGTCTGGTCTAGGGCTTCTTTTTGCCCCGTATTGCTTTTCTACTTGTGGTGGAGGATTTTCTCTCCTACCTTCAATTGACTTTTTATAGCTACCTAAGAAAGGCATATTGTTTAGTTTACCATCTTTTTTGCCTTTTGACCAATCAGTTTCCATTTTTGCCAAAATTCGGGCTCCTTCCTCCATAGCTCTGTGGTATTCAGGGTCATCATCATGGTCTCTTTCATCATCATCTTGTTTACGCATTTCTAATCTAACATCATTTATTAAGTTTGCAACGTAATTACCAAACTGTTGTGTCTTAGATAGACTAATGGCTTCATCAACTTTTATCATGCCGTCTTTAGTTTCTTTGATTCCCATAGCTCTATTCTCAGCATTTTTAGTTCTAGCCTCCATAAATTCTTCTACATCACGTTCTTCATCTGGAGTTTTAATAGAAGCATCAGGAGTAAGACCCCCTGTTCTTCCTAGGTCATATTTTTTTGCATCTGTTTTAGTAAGTGGCATTAAGTCTAGAGTTTTTTCTTGTGTATCCTCTAACCACTTATCTAATTTATCTGGACCACTAGCTTTCTTTTTTCGTTTTTCATTCTCTTTAATTTCTTTTTTAGTGTCTTTCTTTTTCTTTTTAGAGTCCGTGCCACTATATGTTTCTGTAAATATACCGGGGTCAGATGCAACAGCAACTATATCGCCTGCTCCTGAGTCAGCCCCACCAAAGTCTTTATATAATTTATCCACTTTAGATTCTTTGTCTTCTTTTTTCTGGGCTGCAATTCTATGACCTATTCTAGCCCTAAGATGTGACAAGGCACTTTGAGTTTTTTTAGAGTCTATAAGTTCTTGTGCTTTATCTGAATGATGTTTAGAAGCACTTCTGTGATAGTCAGCACCTGTTTTTTTAGGATGATGTATAGCTTTTACTCCATTATCATAATAATATACTGTTGCCCCGTCAGGTCTTACCTCTCTATGACTATAAGAATGGTCTTCATATTCATCGGGTTCATTAGGTGTTTTAGGAGCTGCTGATTTTGGTAGCTTAGAATATTTGGTGTCCTTTGAGCTAAACTTCATTTTCTTAGCCATTAGTCATCATCCTCGTCATCATCATATCGCTCTACATTAACAGCTTTTGGTTTAGAACTTCCATCCCCACTTTCATATTGATATTGGTCACCAATGTATTTTTTACCACCTGCTTCAGAAAATACTGGGTTTCCAAAGTATGCCTTTTCAATATTGTTGATTCCTGTTCCACCTAGATTACCTACATATTCTTCTCCACTATTAGAGAACCATATCTGGCTTCCATCTGCTGATACTTCTTTAATTATAGGAAACTGATAACCTTGTTCTGCTAAACTATCTATCCACGTAGATGTTGCCACACCTTTACTTAGGTCTGGATTTTTAAATTTAGAAGTTTCTAGGTTAGCTATTCTTTCAGGTATATCTGTTACAGCATTTTCAATAGGGACTTCTTGTGACCCCTCATCTTCTGGAGTTTCATCTTTAGGCATTTCTTCTGTGCCTTCTTCTTGAGGTGCTCCTTCTCCTGAAGCCTGTTCCATTTGTGCTTGTTGTGCATCCATCATGGCGGCTTGTTGAGCAGCTTGTTGTTCAGCCGCTTCTAATTGAAGTGCTTGTTGTTCAGCTTGAAGTTTAGCAGTTGGTACAGCTTCTCCTGTTACTACGAAATCAAGTTCATCAATCTTTAATTTATTACCATTAAGAGCTACATCAAATCCCATGTTTAACATTTGATTTGCTATGGCAGCTCTTTGTTGTGATTGAGCAATTCTTGTCGCTTCTGCTTTTTCTTCAGGGTTAGGTAATACCATTTTGTAATCTGTAATACCAAAGTTATCTATTATAGCCCCAAATATTTTTTCCATAATCTGTCGTTGGTCTCTTTCAACAACCCTACTCATCACTGTTAATTGTAAAGTTTGTTGAGTTAAACCACCAAATGAATCAGGTGCTCCTTGGAAAACTGGAGATACACCATATATAGCAGATACTCTTTCTCTTATTTCTGCTCTTACTGGTAAGTAATCCATCTCTTGTAGTGTGTGGAATAGTCTTACCATATCAACTCTACCTCTATTTGTTCTAGAAGATACAGCAATCATTGGTATATAGTTAGGGTCTTGCCTTGTTTTTGCAGCAAGTGACTCACGCTCTCTCTTCAAACTTTCAGGGTCATCTGTAGTTACCATAACCATAGATGCAGGCATTTTTCTTTCAAAGAAATACCTATACAAGTTTCTGTCCATACCAATTAAAGTAAGGGCTTTTTCAAATATTGTTAAAATAGGTGACCAACCATATGTTTCGGTTGGGTTAAACTTAGATAAATGTACAATTTCAGTATCTAAGAAGTAATGCACTTCTGTTCTGTATAGATATCTGTACATAGCAGGCTGCATTTCAAGTTCACATTTTTCTTCAGGACATGTTTCTGGAGATTCTTTTATTTGTTCTCTATGTATAGGACAGAAAAAGTGTGAGTTTTTAGGTAAACCAGTTTCATCTAAATCAAATTCTATAAGTGCTGGGTTAATTCTTCTAATTTCAGTTACCCTAGAACTTAGTTTACCGTCTCCATCATCGTGATATTCTTTTGAAAAGTATAAAAATGCGTCATCAACGGTGTTTAAATCCCAGTGGAATTGTCTTAATACTTCTTCAAGTCCTTGGTCAAAGACGTTACAATCATCTAAAAATTGTTTTATTCGGTCTAATTGACTTTCATCAGGGTCTTCTTTGATAGGTTCAAAATCTATACCTCTTCTAAATACTTCCCCAGTGATGTGCATTATAGGGGCTCTTAATTCTTCACAAGTATACGCTACGGTTTGTAAGTCTTGAATAAGTTGTTTTCTATATGCAAGTTGATTCCTTACATAAGTATTAACTATGTAGTCAACACCAAACGTAGGTCCAGTACCTGTATCTCCAGCGGCTTTACTTAATTCCATCATGTCCCCAAACATATCTATCTGAGAACCAAGTTTTCCCATGGACTTAGCCATTTCAGGAACTTCTGGAAGATATTCTCCTAATTTCATATACCCTATTCCTTAGTTATTTCAACACTATCTATAGCTACTATCTTCGCTATTGTGTCTATTGCATGTTGTTTCAACCCTGCTTTTTCTTCGTGTGTGACCTCAACTGCAGGGGTAGTTTCAATTTGTATTTTTAGTCTATCGTTTTCTTCTTTTAACTCTGCTACTTGGTCAGCCAAAGCATCATTTTCCATTAGAGCAGCGTTTTGTAACACCCCTAACCTTGTTGCTTCTCTAACTAAAGCTAGAAAACTACCTTCAGATAAAACTGTAACCGCCTCACTAGCGTCATTTATCTCATCTTCAGGGTCTAATTTAGTTAAATCCTCATGCCAAGTATCGAGTATTCTCCAAGTTCCAGTACCATCTTTTTGTGCGACATACTGTTCTTGTCTGTCTCTTAACATATTACCTATAGGCATATCTTTTCTCCTACTATTATTATACTATTTTTTGCTAAAACTGTGAATTTATGCTATGTGACAAGCACTCCACCCACATGTTTTACATGTTTCACAACCTGATTCCATTACAACCACTGCTGTCGGACAACAATCATACTCTCCTTCAAGAGTATCTTCTACGTCATCAAACAGGCTAAGTTGTGTTTCAGATGCTTCTTTTTCTTCAGTTTTGTGTGCTGTTACTAGCACTTCTTTATCTCTGCTACCAGCTCTGTAAACTGTAATACCTTTACATTTTGTTTTCCAAGCTAGCATATAAGTTGTATACACATCTTCTATTGTAGCATCATTTGCAAAGTTTATCGTCTTAGATATCCCAGAGTCACAGTGTTCTTGAAAAGCTGCTTGCATTCCTACATGTGCTTCAGGAGATATTTCAGGTGCTGTTGTATAGATTTCTTTTATTTCATCTGGCACTTCTGTTCTATCTTTTAATGAGCCGCCATCAGATAAGTATTCCATAAGTTCTTCTGAATAAAAACCCATTTCTTTAGCATCTTGTTCAAAGTATCTATTTACATAATAGAGAGTCTCCCCTTCTAATATGTTCATCTTTCTGTACGCTAAAGAGAATAGGGGCTCTACTCCACTAGACGCATCAGCAAACATAGAGATAGTTCCTGTAGGGGCTACAGTTAGTCGGCAAGCGTTTCTGTATTTGTCAGCTTCGCCATAATCACTGTTATCCCATGCTGGGAAAGTACCTCTTTCTTCTGCTAATTCTTTAGATGCTTGGTCTGCATGAGTTTTTAAGAACCTCATTACGTCAGACCCTATCTTTCTACCTTCTTTAGAACCATATGAAACTCTAAGTTGCGTAAGCATATCTGCAAATCCCATAATGCCTAAACCTATTTTTCTTGTAGCTTTAGTCATTTTTTCTATTTCTGGCGTTGCATATTTGTTTGCATCTATTACGTTGTCTAAAAATCTTGTAGCTGTTTTAATTGTGTTTCTTAAATCATCCCACTTAATGTAAGGTCTTACTTCTCTAGATTCTACAAAGTTAGCTAAATTAATTGACCCTAAGTTACAAGATTCATTACCTAATAATGGTTGTTCTCCACATGGATTAGTAGCAATCATTTCACCATACTCTTCTGTAACGTGATTATCTTTGTTTACTTCGTCTAAGAAAATCATACCCGGTTCACCGTTTCTCCATGCACCATATACCATTTTATCAAATACTTCTTTAGCGTTTAACTCACCAACTACTTGTTTACTCTTTGGATTAATTAATGGGTAATTAAGATTAGCTTCTACGGCTTTCATAAAGTTAGAGTCTACACCTACTGATATGTTAAAGTTATGTATATCACCTTCTACTTTTTTACAGTCAATAAATTCTAATATATCTGGATGGTACACTGACATTACTGCCATGTTTGCCCCATCTCTTTTACCACCTTGTGTAATCATAGATGATACTCTAGATAGTGTTTGTAACACTTGTATTGGACCACAAGCAATACCGTGAGTTGTCTTTATTTTATCGCCTTTTGGACGTAACTTACTTAAGGCAAATCCCGTTCCGCCACCAAACTTTTGTACCATAGCTATGTCGTGGGCTGCCTTCATAATGTCTTCCATACTATCTTCTAAAGGTAATACAAAACACGCTGAAAGTGTCCCTTGTTCTGTACCAGCATTCATGAGTGTTGGAGAGTTAGGTATAAAGTTTAACTCTGTCATCATGTCATAAAATTCTTTTGAAGTTAATTCTACATCCGCATCTGATTTACCATATAATTTTTCAGAAGATGCTATAGCTTTCGCTACTCTTTCTAATAATGTATTTGCGTTTTCTTCAGGTTCACCTGATTCGTCTTTTAAATAATATCTCTTTGACGCTACTGTTTCTGCTTGTTGTGTTAACGTGACCAAAATGAACCTCCTATGGTTTCTACGATTTTTTATAATTACAATAAAGACACAAACCCCTAGCCGGTACCCATAATGAAGGACCACAGAAGTCCTCTGTACAATTTGGATTGGGTGCTTTTAAGTTTTTGCTATTATCATTATACACCTTTTTATCAAAATCGATTAACTTTTCAGGCTTATTTTTGTCAATATTTTGATATTTTAATGATGGTTCTATATCACTTACAAACTCTTGCAAATCACCTACAGCTTGCATGTTATATATTCCTGTTTCATACGCTGCTTGTAGTGCCATGGCTATAGAAAAGAAAGCGTCTCCGTGACCCATTGGAGTCTCTGGAGCTTTCAGTTCATTATTAACAGACAGTATTTGTTGTCTTTGTCTAGTGTCTCTAATTAAAAATAAATTCCCTGAGTGCACATATTGTTCAAATATATGTGCCATGTTGTTTTTAGATTTTAAAGTAAAAGATAATGGATACCATGTTCTATCTAATCCTCTATCTTCTAATTCACCTCTCGTATTATCTATGTAACCTTTTGTTAAACCAAAGTTTTCAGCAGCTTCATTTAAATATTCTATTTGTTCTGAGTAGTCCCAACCATCCAACCAAGATTGATGTATCTGTTCTACTCTTTCACCTTTTCTTCTGAATACAACTAAATGAGAAGGGTGTCTTTTTTTACCTACATCAAACCCCGCAAATACATCTTCATCATCTGCAAAATTATGTTTCATAGTTGTAGGTAAAGATCGTAAGTTTGCATCTTCACATTTTTCTATATCTTCTGAGTCAAAATAAGCCTCTGTATTAAAGTGTGGTTGTAGTAAAAACTCCGATGCAAATGATTTAGGTTTAGCTTTCTGTTGTTCTAATAACCACTCTTCACTATATAACTCTGGCATCAATACTCTTCTATCGGGTTCTGGATCAAGTGCTGGTAGTTTCCGTGTAACAAATCTATCATCTTTTTCTAATATAGTAAGTAAATCTCCGGGCATCATAGGTGTACCAACAATTACTACTGGCACTCCCTTATTAGGTATGAAAAGTGATTCAGTCAAAAAGTGGTCTTCAATCTTATTCATTTGTCCTAGTGCAAGAGGGCTTTCTGGGTCTTTTAAAATGTCATCTGCAATTAATGCCCCATTAACGTGCATACCTCTTTTGAATGAAAACAATCCTCCGTGCAATATTTC